CCCCCTCTCAAGGGTACCACGTCCGTGGCGGTGTTAGAAATTCTAGCACCACACCAGGTCCATAGGAGGTAGTATGTTAGGAGGTTAGTCATGTCAGTAATCGACGAGAAATATAAAGTTTACTCGCGTTACGATACGTACAAGCACAAAACCGTATCTGGATGGGATGATGGTTATACCACATCCGGTTCAGCTTGGGTTGAGCGCTTCCGTAGTGGAGATTCCAATCCTCGATGGAGACTCCAGGTCGTAAACGGGCAGAATGCGACAACATCCCTGCAAGGGGAGATTGTCGATTGCTATCCGTTACGTTGGAGAACCAGACAGGATGGTTATGTCCACCATGACATTCCTTCTAACTGGGATGTACAGGATACAGTGGTTAGTTATGGGACGTTTATACATCCCTACTACTACCCACAAAATATTCTGTACGCTTCCTTTCTACCCGAGACCAAGGCCGATAATCTGGCAAAAGCTGCTTATGTCCGGAAGATTCGCTCAACGCAGACCTCCTTTCAAGGAGGAACCTTCGTTGGTGAACTCGGACGGACGATAGCAGGAATTAAGAATCCGCTCGGCTCGTTACGTAAGGGCATAGGCTCGTATTTGGAAACTGTGAAGTCTCGCAGTGTACGAGCTACCCGAAAAGTACCGAGGAAGCGACGGCCCGGACAAGTCCGGAAAGTCGTGGCGGATACTTGGCTAGAGTATGCCTTCCACTGGACGCCTTTGGCCATGGAGGTCGATGATGGGATAAAAACCATTATCGACTACATGTACCGAAAGACACCCCCGTGGAAGTTGATCATCGGCAGTGGGGTCGATGAGGCGATAACCCACAGGTTTTCGCGTTATACGTCCACTGCCGGCTCCTTCCCTGGCGTTCACTGGCAAGGTGAACGTCGGACGAAGGTGATCGTAAAATACTATGGCCAAGTTGGAATAGACACCTATAGTGAGAGTCACGGTAGGCGGCTCGGTTTCGATCCGTCTAACTGGGCTCCCACTATTTGGGAGTTGGTGCCTTATTCCTTCTTAATTGACTATTTCGTCAACGTTGACGACATAGTCTCCGCGGCTACCTTATCCCGATCAGGGTTAAGGTGGACAAGCAAGACAGTCGTGAAGGAGATTACTGAGTTCCTACGGCCTACGGCCGTAGTAGCCAATACATCTTCTTCTGTAGACTATCGTGCTTACCACGGATGCCAGCCAGGTGTTACTTATCGTCTAAAGACTGTTGACAGGAACCCTTATGTGGGTTCACTTGTGCCGAGTCTGCAACTCTCATTGCCGACTCTGCCCAAGCAGCTGATGAACATCACAGCACTGCTCAACAATTCACGGACCGTAAGTAACTATTTGTCGAAGCTATTTAAATAGCTTTTAACCATCAAACTGTGAGGTAAAACTCATGTCTTTTGGCCCGACTAGTCCACTTACGGGTGGACCTCAAACCGGACTGACCAGCCCTACTTATACGCTTACTGCGGATGTAGGGCCGAATGCTCATAGCGAGCAGTATGCGGTAACCGCTCTTGGCGGTACGCAGACTGGCGTTAATGCGCATAGTGTCAGTCGTCCTTTCACCCTTACGATGGAAAGGCCTGCCCAGTTTCGTCAACTGGGAACGCCTAACCCGAGTACGGGTGTTATCAGCAATGTTCCGCGGAACGTTTTCAAGCTCCGCACCCGCAAGGGTGTGCAGCCTGCTGCTGATCAGCCGTTCGTGACCATGCTGGTGGAGACGACTATCTCCATCCCTGCAGGGGCCGATACGTATGATTCAGCAAACGTTCGTGCGGCACTCTCCGCCCACTTCGGAGCATCCTGGGATGACTCCGCTGGGATCGGCGACACAGTGATAGACGGTATCCTCTGATGAAGAGGGTGGCCGTCGTTTCTCTGCTAGCCGTTTGTTCGTGTCTCTCCGCATGTGGCCTTGTGGAGTTTGCCATTGATGGCAATCACCACTTGGGCACGCCTCAGAAAGATGGTGAGAAATCATCATCCCCTGAGTGCGATAGAGACCCGAACAGCGAAGAGTGCCTCTTTCTAGTATAACTAGAGAGGAAAACTTGCTGTAGTAAAAGGACTTGGTTATGAGAATTCCATACCGCGCTCTTTACACTGACCTGGTCAAGGACTTGTCAGACTCGGTTCCCTTCCTCAATAGTGTCCTCCCTGAGGACATTAAGGAATTAGAACCGTGGCCTGATATGACCAAACGAGAGTTCGTTAGTCTGCAGTTGCTTAAGACTTTCTTCAAAAAGTTAGAAGATCGTACTTCTGCTTCGGCTGACGAAACGGCTCTCGGGAAATTCCTTGCTTCGAATCTTTCTTGCAAGGATTGGTCACTCCGACTGGAGACCTTGGAGGATGAACTTCTTGTAGGCCTCTTTAAACAAGAGATCTACTCGTTCTTCAATCCAAGGATGACATCTCCATTATGGTCCACACATCAAGAGATTCTGCAATCTCTCGATACTGGACCTGGTGCTGCCATAGGCGCTAGAGGGAATGACTTTTATACAAAAGTCTTCTCTTCGCCTATGACCGCATCGTCGGAGACCCTTGATTGGCTTTACCAAAACTATATTCAAAGCATCCCTGAGTGGGCCACCGGTGAGAACCACCGTAGGCATCACTTCGGTAATGTTGATATAGTTCCAGGTAACCGTCTTTGCTTCGTGCCTAAAAACGAAGACACTTCGCGTGTCATCTGCGTAGAACCCTCCTTGAACATGATGTTCCAGAAGGGCCTGCAGGTGATCCTGGAGAAGAGACTTCGCCGATTCTTCGGAATCGACTTGTCAAATCAACAGGACGTTAACCGCGACTTGGCTAGACTCGGTAGCGTCACGGATCAATTGGCAACAATTGATCTTAGTGCCGCGTCCGACTCTATCTCACGACAGATGGTCTACGAAATGTTCCCACGCGATATCTTCGTGTGGTTAGACATTCTTAGATCACCTAAGGTGAGACTTCCCTCAGGGGAAGACCAAGAGCTATATATGCTGTCTTCTATGGGTAACGCATATACGTTCCCACTAGAGACAATCATATTTAGCTGTGTCGTCTCCGCAGTGTATAAAGCTCGAGATTTAGAGCTTAGGAAGACTTTCCACGAAGGTGGGAAGTATTCCGTACATACACGTCGACTCGGAAACTTTGGAGTATTCGGCGATGATATCATCGTCGAACGCGAGGCCTACCGACAAACGGTTAGGCTTCTTAATCTCCTTGGTTTCTCTGTCAATACGGAGAAGTCCTTCGCTGAAGGACCGTTTCGCGAGTCATGCGGCGGGGATTTTATTAACGGATCCCCTGCCCGTGGAGTCTATATCAAGTCTCTACGGACACCCGCTGACCGGTACGTTGCCATTAACCGTTTGAATGAATGGAGTGCTATGCACGACATTCCTCTTCGACGGGTAATAGAGAGGCTCGTTAAGATGGTCAGGTTTTTGCCTGTCCCTCTATACGAAAATCTCGATGCAGGTATACGTGTCCCTCGCTCTTACTTAGCCTACTTAGGGTACTTGAAGACGAGTAAAAAGTCGTCTTCTCCCGGAGGTATAATTTATACCAGATGGGAAAGTACCCCAAAGAAGCTTCGTATCGGTGAAGGTCACGTTAGCAGCCCCAAAGGTGCCAAGAAGAGGGTTTATAACCCTCATGGCCTCTTACAGGCTGCTCTGCGTGGCGACGTACGCAACTATACTATCGGGATCAGGCTTGGTCCCGCTAGATATAGAGCGAAGCAGGGAGTTAGTCCCAATTGGGACTGGCTCCCGACGGTTGAGGGTAACACCTC